TTTCGATTGGAAAAGGATCAACTTCGATTCCACACTTTGAATTTGTTGGGATGCGAGATAGACCGAATGAATTTGTTATACCTGATTGGTATAGCGAGTCACCATCTGACAATCAAAATGGCAATAGCCAACATGATAATTTTCTCCCTACGTCAGATGGTGACACCAAAGAAACACATCCTGTTTTAGATACTCTAGATTCTGGCGATATTCCATTTTAATGATTGATGGAATTAGATTGGGAGAAAATCGCACCTGAGATAGCGGTGCAAATCTTAGGTGAGCCTACTAGCAAATCTTCTACTCATTGGAGATTTAACAGAAAAGGCTCACTTGCCTTAGACTTAGCATCAGGAACTTTCTTTGACTTTGAGAATGGTCAAGGTTTTGGACTAATAGAATTTATTAAGAATCGTGGTCTTGATCCTGATGACTTTTTAAAAGAATACAAACCTATAGAACCAGCAAAGCCTTCAAGGACATTTACCGATAAAGACATGTACCAGCTAAAAACTGAGTCTGTCGTTTATCTGCGTTATTCTGATTCTTTTTGTGTGATGCGGTTTCCTAATGAACATTACATTAAACAAAAATATGCACCATTTACTAAGATTAAAGATCAATGGGTAATGAAAAGACCTGATGGCACTTTGCCTATCTATTGTGAGAATCAAAAGCCTGAAGATTATGTAGTTATTAATGAAGGTGAAAAAGCCTTATTAGGTTGTAAAAGCATTTACGATGGTGATGTTTGTACATGGCATGGTGGCGTTAATAATTTAGACAAACAAGATTGGACACCATTAAAAGATAGAAAGGTAATTATTTTTCCTGATAACGATGAAGCTGGTAAAAAATGTTCTGAAGAATTAAAAGAGAAACTCAGTCAGATAGCTAAAGAAGTAATCATTGTAAAGCCACCAAGAGAATTTAAAGATAAAGACGATTTATATGATGCCAAAGTAAATGACTTCTTTACATCATCACAACAGTTTTTGGATTATTGTTGAAATAATCAAATTAAGAAAAGAGTTTCTTTTGATCTGATTCAGGTCAATGACATTATGCAAAATATTACACCGCCTAAATGGGTGGTGAAAGATATATGCGAAGAAGATAGTGTTGTAGCCATTTTTGGGCAACCTAAGAGCGGTAAATCATTTGTAACAGTAGATTTGGCTTGTAATATTGTTTTAGGTCGTGATTGGCATGGACACGAAACAGAACAGGGTTCTGTTGTTTATTTAGCTGGTGAAGGTATGAGGGCAATATCAAGACGATTTTTAGCATGGCAACAGCTAAATGCAACAAGAGTCAAAGATGCACCATTATTAATATCTACTAGAGGTGCAAGACTGTTAGATGATAAAGATCATCAATTATTAAAAGACACCATAGATAGAACACAAGATGAATCAGGTAAAGTCAGAATGATTGTGGTCGATACTTTACAAAGAAACTTTGGTGCTGGTAATGAAAACTCTACCGAAGATATGTCAGCGTTTATAGAAAGAATAGATGATCTTAGAGATTCATATTCTACTTGTATTTGTATTGTGCATCATACAGGTCATGGCACATCATCAAGAGCAAGAGGAAGTTCTGTAATACAAGCATCTGTAGATTGGGAATATAGAGTTACAAGAACCAATCTTGGTAGTGATATGTTTGTAGAATTTAGCCAAACATTAGTCAAAGATGGTAAGCCTGTAATACCAAAGAACTTTAAATTTATAGAACAGAAACTACCATTCCACGATATGACATCAGGTGCATTAGAGATTATTGATGCTGGTGATATGCCTAAGAAAACCAAAGTATCTGAAAAAGGACAAGCGATTATTGATGCAATTAGAACTGTACAGGATAAAGCAGACGAACCAGCAACAGTATGGTTAGGACAAGCAGAGATAACTAAAATAACTAATCTTAATGATTCTACTGTAAAAACATGGCTCAGAAAGTTAGTAGACCAAGATGTTTTGACTTATGAGAAGGGCAAAGGTTATCAAACTAATGAATATAATTCGGAGATATTTTAATGGTACAAAATGATTTTTTTAATAATGAAGAAGATTTAGTTTTGGATTTAACAAAAAAACAAAATAACTATTTTAGTAGTCAAGGTGCAGAATTATTAGCTAAATCTTTTTTTTCTTATTATAAATGCGAAGTATTTTCTGCGCCTGAAAGTAATCTTGTAGATTTTTTAATCAAACATAATGACAAATATATAGGAATACAGGTAAAAAGTTCATCTTATAGAAAAAAAGAAAATGTTTATAAATTTGAAACAAGAAGAAAAAATATTTCATATAGAACAAATGGCAGTAAAGTTTTGTCAGGTTGGAAAAATTATCCATATAAAGATGTACAAATCTTTGTATTTGTTGCAAATGATATTAGAAAAATTTATCTTGAAATAAATGACGAATCAAAAAAAACTTTGAGATTAAAAAGAGAAGATTTCTTTAAATTTGAAGAAAATGAAGAATATTTTATAAAACAAATCATGAGTTCTTTAGATTTGTATGGTTTGTAAATGGTTTGTTTTGGTTGGTAAAACAGGTGGTTTTAGGTGCAATTTCATAGAAAAGTGGTTGGTTGTTGTTGTTTTTATAAAACAACAAACGACAACTATGAAACACAAACTTAATAAAAAATATGTATTCTGAATCTGTAATAGAAAAAATAAAAGACATCAATTCGCTTGAAAGGCAACTAATTACTGACTTTGGCGTTGATGAACCTGTTAGATTAGTTAATACAGAATTCCAAAAAAGGTTTCAACTAGCACAAACTAAATACAACCTATCGCTATCATTCCCTGATAAATCAAGGGATTTAGAGAAAATGGCTAGTATGATGCTAAGAGCATGGAAGTCTTTACAGGATCAATTGCTTAAAGAAGGTGTTATGCCATTACCTGTAGATACTTGGAAACTAAAACATCAAGAAACAGATAGAGAAGTTTTCATTTGCAAGAATCAAGCTGGAAAAAAGAATGTTCAAAAACAGTTTGGTAAATATGCAATTGTATTATCAGCAGATGAATTACTTAACATGATAGATCACGACATCTTTTTAGAATTTGTAAAACTGACAAAGCAAGGTTTATTACCTACAATACTTTCTTACAAAGCTAAAACCAATGAGCAAGAAGAAATGTAGTTATTGCTTACGAACCTTACCAGCAGATATGTTTGAGCAAGGAAGCAATACCAAAGGTGAATATTCTAGGACAGAATGTAGAACCTGTACTCAAGAAAAAAGAGTTAAAGCCAAGAATCAAACACCATATACCTATCTAAATCTTTTATACACACAACTTAAATCCAGCAGAAGAAAGTCAGATATCGAATGGGATATAGAGTTGGATTACATATTTAAATTATGGGATATCCAAGAAGGTAAATGCAATTTGTCAGGTGCGAATATGACATGGCATCGTGGTGGTGGTAATACCGATTATGCTTGTTCTATAGATCGCAAAGACTCTGATAAAGGTTATGTTGTTGGTAATATTCAATTGGTATGTCGTACTGTTAATTTTATGAAATCAACATTGAATGATGCACAACTATATTGGTGGTGCAAAAACATTGTTGAACACAAGGAAAGAAATATATAATGTACTTTTGGTGCGGTGGTTCTCTCCCTGATATATTTTCTCCTACTACCGCACCATCTTGATTATGAACCTAAATTTAAAAGCAGACTTTAAACAACTAAGCAAAGGTCTTAACAATATGCAAAAGACACAATTGCCTTTTGTAATATCTAAAACAATCAATGAAGTAGCTTTTGCTTCGATAGATAGAAACAATCCTGAAGGTTTAAAACAAAAAGCTAAAGATACATTTGAAGGTGGTGCTACACCATTTACTGTTGGTGGTTTTAGATTTAAAAAATCTACTAAGAAAAACTTAACAGCTTTTGTATTTGTTGAATCTGCAAGAGAGAAGTACATGAAGTTTCAGATCAAAGGTGGTACAAGACAACCTAACAATAAAAGAATTATTGTGCCTACCAAAAACATCAAGCTAAATAAGTTTGGAAACCTTACAAGAGCAACAAGAAATAAATTATTTGATGATAAGAATAAATTCTTTGAAGGCATACCAAAAGGATTAACAGGAGAAAACAATCGTGGTATTTGGGAAAGGTATGGCAGAAATAAATCGAATCCTTCAGGACAAAGATTAAGAATGGTGGCTAACTATGTAGGTCAAGCACAGTACAGACCTAAGTTCCCATTCAAGAAAACAGTACAGGGTGTGGTCTTTGGACAGAAGCGAGGTATCGGCAAAACTTTTGAAAAAAATCTTAAACAAGCATTGAAAACAATGAGAAGGAGATAGGGGGG